AAGCAAGTAAAGCAGTTGCAGGAAATACACCATCACTAACATACATTGTAGTAGTAGTTGACATATTAGTAACTATCTCAGGATCAGGAGTAAACAATAATGTTTCTATTCCTCCTAAATCTCTCTTATATACTGTAGGTCTAATTACCCAATTCTGTCCAGCTGCACCTGCATTAAAATGCAAAAAGAATTGCCATAATCCTGCTGGAATTTGTATTGTTCCAGGTATACCATTTGGTGTTTGATATTCAGCAACTATTGTTGTAGCTCCACCAGCTACTGTAAAAGGAACAGTTTGTTCTGCAACACTTGTTACAACAGAAGAAAATTCTTTATATGGTGATTGAGTTACACTTTGATTTAAATAATATGTTGTAGTACCAGATCCACCAGGAATAGTAATAGTTGTATTACCTCCTGCATCTGATGATGAAACACCAGCACCTACAAAATCAATACTTAAAGCATCTGTAGTTATATTTACACCTTCTTCAAGTATTGCAAGTTTTTTCTTTATATTAATTTTTGTACTCATTTTTTATCTTTTTAATAAATTTCTCTCCATTGCATTGCACAACCTACAGTAGTAGAAGTAGTACCTAAATTTGTTACAGCAATCACATATATTTCTGAATTAGTGCTATCATAATTTTGAGCAATATAATTTTCTCTAGCATTTGAAGCATCACTATCAGCACTAACAGAACCTCTATTGCCTACTGCTGCGGATACATAACCAGAAGCAAAAACTTTACCATCAGTATATGCAGTAGCTCCAACATTATATTCAACTCCTGAACTTGAATTTACAGCTGTCCAAGAACCTCCTGTTAAAAAAGAAACATTAGGTAGTTTTATAACCTTGTAATATAAAGGTTCTTTTACAGAATAAAAACTAAACTCCTCTAATTTACAAGTTAGTCTATTTAAATAACCTTGAAAAGTATTACTTAATCTTATTGCTAATAATGGAACTGTTGCTCCTGCAACTACTGTTCTTAAGTTTGTATTAAGTGTTGAATAATCTTGACCTGTTTCTACATAACCACCTTCACTTATTACAGAAGAACAGATTTGATCAAATGATCCACCTGTTGTAGGACCTGTATTAAAAATCTCACATCTTACTGGAAGATTTGGAGATTGCATATAAGGTACAGTAATTGTATTTGATGTGTTAAACTCATGGGCAATTATATACTCACCATTTACTAAGAATCCACATCTTACTCTTCCTAATCCTAACCATGTAAAATCTATAAAGAAAAATTGAGTTTTTGTAATATCAAGGTTATACCCTGAGGGGCCTGTTCCATCACACTTGTCTACATTCCAAGAAGACTGTACTATTCTTGTTCCAATAGCAATTCCACTTGTACTAGTTCTTACATTAAATGATAATGTACCCTCACCATTTTGTTCAAAATATATACCATTAAGATCATCAAAGTATCCTGTTCTTTTAGTTACATTAGTAACAGGTGCCTTAAAACATATTGTAGAATAAATTAACTGACTTTTACCAGGCATGTATGCATGATAAAGTTTAGTTTGATGAATTGCACTACTATTAGGATCAGATGTTGTTGATAATAAAGCAGAAGATTGATTAGGAATAAAAGTTACTGCACCACCATTAGTTAATTTATCTAAGAAGTTTGTATTTAAACCATAAATATGTTTATAATCTCCAAGTGTAAATGGTTCAGAAACCCTTTGTCTACCAAAGGCATCAGCCAACATTGGGTAACTAGTAAATATTGGTTCACTAGGTAAACCTGCTATAGTAACTTGAGTACTCATTTATTACGAGTTATATATAATAATTAATTCAGTACCAGTACCATTATATGTAAATGTTCCAGTTGTGTAATAGTTATTCAAAGATCCTGCATCAAAGTTTAATGTTTCTCCAGATTTAATTGTTGAACCTAATACAGTTCCATTACCAGTCCCTACATTAGCTACAGAAACACTAAATGTTTCAACTGCAATAGAACCTGAACCAGTTACTCTAATAAAGTTTGGAGTTCTTTGAATTGACGTTGTATTAGTAACAAGTGTAGCTAAATAACTATTTGGATTTACATATGTTATTGGTGCTACTGGGGTACCTGGTGTATTACTACCTGCTTGAAAATAAACTGGTGGATTAAATGTACCCGTATCTGGATTATAAATTCTTACTTCTAACCATGTAACATCATTAGCATCAACAATTAAAGAAGCTTCATAATCAGCTCCAGCTTGTATAGCTGCAAGTATTTGGTTAAGTAATGAATCTACATTACTTGTATTTGTATTGATATCAGTAAGGTTATCACATGCACATTCTTGTCCCAATAGCATTTTTAATTGCCATGGCATGTTTGTTCCTTTACCACCGTATGTTTTTAAATTTCCTACAGACATAATAATTGATTTATATATAATAATATACAGAAAAGTTTCTATATATACAAATATAAAAAAGAAAAGCCACATCTCTGTGGCTCTTACTTTTAATTTTCTTGAACTAGTTGAGGTTCTGCAAATAGAACTCCTAATGCTTGTGTTATCATAGCTGCATCTTGTAAACTAAATGCTCCTTTAAGGAATGCTTGATTTAAAGCTTGTTCAACTACTTGTTTTGCATCTTCTGTTTTCATATTGCTTGTAATTCAGTAATTTGTGCATCTGTAAGTCCAGCAACAAACCATTCTTTACCCATCATAATTCTGATGTGTTCTTCATTACGTGTTACTGTAGCTGTTTCTTCTTCAGTTAAAGTCTCTTTAACTTTTAACTCATTTAATAAGTTTACACTATCATATGCTGCTGATACTGATTTTGCTACTTGTTCTGCTGTTAATTCTAATTCCATGATAATTTGTTTTTTGTAAAGTTAATATATTTATTTTATTTATTAAGCTAGTTGTAATGGTATTTTATAATCAGTACCATTAATTTTTACTGTCCAAGATATTGTAGGTGTTAATGCTTCAGTAGCAATTGCACCTACATTATTACTACTTGAACCAATTACTAATTGATTATTTGCAGTTGCACTTGCATTCTGACCTAATACTATAGAACTTGAGTATCCGTTAATTTGTGTTCCTGAACCAATTGCAATACTAAAATTTGCTGCACCAACATTTTCTCCAGCAAGTTGACCAATTCCAATATTATTTTGTCCTGTTCCATTAGGACCTCCTGATAAAGTGCTCCAACCAAGTCCTACATTACCAGAACCTGTAGTTATACCTGTTCCTGCAGTTATACCAACAAATGTATTATAAACTCCTGTTGTATTATTTAATAATGTTTGATAACCTATAGCTGTATTACTTTCACCTGTTGTATTTAGACTTAATACATTATAACCAAAAGCTGAATTATTTATTCCACCAGCAAGTGAAGCTAATACTAATTCACCATATGCAGTATTATTATTTGGTAATACTGGTGGTGTTACTCCTGCTAATAAATCCTCTACTGATATTGCACCAGGTAAATAGCCATCACTTCTTCTTGCATCTTTTAATCCTAATGGTATAAGTGTTCTTGAGGCATCAACTGTATTTACTACATGATTACCTTTGATCCATGATATAAAATTTAAAATATCCATTTTGTTTTATTTTTAAGTTATTAAATTAAGCTAATAAAATTCTTTGTGCTACACCATTAATAATTACATTCCAGTATTTAGTTTGAGTTTGTGCTGCTATAACTACTGTACCTGCATTAGTTCCAGAAGAGCCAACAACAAATTGATTAGATGCTGTTGCAGTAGCATCAGTTCCAATCATAATACTATTATTAAAGTTACCTGATGCAGTACCAAGACCAATACCAATGTTATTACTTCCTGTAGTATTTGAATACAATGCTTGTAAACCTATTGCTATATTATAAACACCAGTAGTATTGCTATATGATGCACTTGAGCCTAGTCCAGTATTACCATATCCATTAGTATTTGCAGCAAGAGTATTAGTACCTACTGCAGTGTTACTATAACCCTCTATATTACCATATAATGCAGAACTACCAATACCTATATTTGATGATCCAGATTGATTAGAATAAAGAGCATTTGTACCTATACTAGTGTTTGTATTTCCACTAGTAGTTGATCGTCCTGCCATATAACCAATTGATACATTTGAAATACCTGTATTAATTTGATAACCTGCATAATATCCAATTGCAATATTATTGTAACCAACTGTATTTGCATTTAATGAATAATTACCTATTCCAATATTATGGTTACCAGTTGTATTTGAATAAAGTGAAGAATCACCAATTGAAAGATTATTATAACCATTTGTAGTCATATATAAACAATCTATACCAATTCCAATATTTCTATACCCAGTTGTATTACTTCTTAACATATAATTTCCAACTGCAACATTTCTATAACCAGAACTGTTAGTATATAATGCTTCTAAACCTATTGCAAAATTACTATTTCCCCCATTACTATATAAAGCACCATGACCTATTGCTGTATTATTAAAATTATTATTACAATTATATAATGAATCATTACCCAAAGCAAGATTATTATATCCAGTAACATTAGTAAATAATGATTGATTTCCTACTGCTAAATTGTTATAACCAGTAGTATTACTTTTTAGTGTACTTTCACCATATGATGTATTACTTGATATATTACCTTTACCATTATTCCAAATGGTAAGATCTGTTGCATTTGATTCTAACCATGCAGGAACTCCAGCTACTATATTACCACTACCTAATACTGATGTACCATTAATAGTTTTGATATTAGTACCACTATATAGTATATTTTGTTTATTAGATATTTGAGAATACACATCAGAAAATTGAGATTGTACACCAGAAAATTGACTTTGCAAATCTTCTTGAGCATAGATATTACCACTTATACTACCCCAACTTGATGATGCTGAAGAAAGTAAATCTCCTACTGATATTGCTCCTGGCAAATACCCATCTTTTCTTCTATTATCTTTTAACCCTACAGGGATAAGAGTTTGAGAAGCATCTACTGTTGTTACTTGTCTCTTACTCTTAAGCCAAGAGATAAAATTTAAAACATCCATTTTTATTTATTTTTAAGTTAGTTATTATGCTAATAAGATTTTTCTTGCTACACCATTGATTACAACATTCCATACATTAGAAGAAGTGTTAATTTCTGATGCTACTGAACCTGCATTTGTTCCTGCGGATCCTACTGAAAATTGATTAGCTGCTGTAGCAGCTGCTCCAAAACCTAATATTACCGAACCACTAAAATTACCTGAAAGTGTAGCAACACCAATCATAGTATTATTATTACCAGATACATTTGTTGTTCCAGCTGTATTTCCTATAGCAATGTTATTACTTCCTGTAATATTATTTGTTAATGATCCACTACCTATTGCTGTATTTGCTTGTCCTATTGTGTTATTATTTAATGCTCCTGAACCTATAGCTGTATTGTCAATTCCTGTAGTTGTTGAATACATAGCAGACTTTCCAACAGCAGTATTATCATTCCCTATTGTATTTAAGAACAATGCCTGTACACCAACACTAGTATTATTATTACCAGTAGTATTAGTTAATAATGAACTATTACCAACAGCAGTATTATAACTTCCAGTAGTTGTATTTAATCCTGAACTAAAACCAATTGTAGTATTTCCTGTTCCAGATGTTGTAAAAAGTGAAGCACTATAACCAATTGCAGTATTTCCTTGAGCTAATGCATTTTGTAAAGTTCCAGAACCAATTGCTATATTTCCACTATAGATTGTATTAGTATTTAAAGACTTATAACCTATTGCAACATTGTCTGTACCTGTTGTATTATTTTGTAATGCTTGTAGTCCAAATGCTGAATTATTAATACCAGTAGTTGTATTTCTCATAGTATCGTTACCAACAGCTGTATTGCCACCATTTGCTGCATTAAAACTTGATAAAGCATAAGAACCAATTGCTAATAAATCATTACTTAAAGTATTTGCTTGCAATGCATTAGTACCTATTGCTATATTTCTTGATCTAATTTGAGAAGATGAACTTGCTCCCCAACCAATTGCAACATTAGTTTGACCTGATGTATTTGCATATAACGCATCTGAACCAATAGCAATATTACCCGCTCCAGTAGTATTTTGTTGCATTGCTGCATATCCATATACAGTATTATTCCAACCAGTAGTATTATTTCTAAATGCCTGCATACCGTATGCAGTATTAGTGTCAATATTACCTTTACCATTATTCCAAATAGTAAGTTCACTTCCATTGTACTCTAACCAATAAGGTAATGTACTACCAGCATAGTTAGGAATATTTAAAGTTGATCCAATTAACGTAGCTGCACCAGATGAACCTGATGTAGTTAAAGTAATATTATTCTGTTTAGCATTTAATAAAGATATTAAATCACCTTGAGTATTAATGTTACCAACAATAGATCCCCAAGTAGGGGTAGTTGGAGGTAATAATCCTGCAATACTACTAACTAAATCAGTTGTAGTTATTAATGCTGGTTGATAATTACCATAAAAGTTTGCATCTCTTACACCAATAGTAAACAAGTCTGTTGCTTCTAATAGTGTTCTAACCTTTCTATTATCAATAAGGTTAGTATAATTTGTTATATTGTTTAACATATCTTTTTAATTTAATTATTTATATAAACTTTTAATCTGCAAGAAGCATCTTGTATGTAACACCATTTATTACAATTGGAAAATGTTTTGTTGATGATAATGCTGCTGCTGTAACTGCAGTTGCATTACTAACTGTTAAATCACCTTGTAAGTATGTTCTTACTATATTAGTATTACCTAATTGAACTGTATTAGAACCTTTACCTTCAGCATCATAACCAATTACTATTTGATTTGTTTGATTATTAGCTGATGATTTTGAATTTCTACCTATAAATACTGAAGCTGTTGTAAGTGTTAAATCTGTTAAACCTACAATATAACGACCAGCATTATGTCCTAAAAATGTATTATCATCACCTACAGTACTAAATCTACCTGCACTAATACCTAATGCTACGTTATAGGAACCTGATATATTATCACCAAATGCTGACTCACCTATTGCAACATTGTAACTTCCAGTAGTATTGTCAGATGCTGCAATAAAACCTATAAAAGTATTATTTATACCAGAAAAATTTGAATCTCCAGCATAACTACCTAAGAATGTATTACCACCACCATTATGATTATCTCTACCTGATTGAAATCCTAAAAATGTATTATTAGAACCTGTAGTATTATCAAGATTACTATTGATTCCACCAATTGTATTATTAAGATTATCTGCAACAAAAATATTACCAATATTTACAGTATTTGAACCTTTACCAATTGTACTAAAACCAATTGCAATTTCATTTATTTGATTATCTGCAAAAGATTTTATATTTGTACCTAAGAAAACTGAATTATTAGCAATAGTCATTGGTGTAGTACCGTCTGCTAAAAATGCACCTGAGTTTATACCAAGAAATGTATTATTATCACCTATTGTATTACTGAAACCAGCATTATTTCCAATAAATGTATTGGCATTTCCAATTGAAGTATAATAACCTGCTGAGTAACCAAAAAATGCATTACTGTTACCAGAAATATTTGAATATCCTGAATCATTTCCATAAAATGAATTACCTGCGCCAATAGTGTTTGAGGTTCCAGATGCATATCCTGTAAATGTATTATACAATGCAGTTAAAGTATTATATCCAGAATAGCCACCAATAAACGTATTAAAACTTGCAGTAGTATTTTTAGATCCAGCACTTTGTCCTAAGAATGTATTTTGAAAACCAATAGTATTACTTTTTCCTGATTGAAAGCCTACAAAAGTATTACTAGCACCAGTAGTATTAACATTACCAGTTAGAGCTCCAACAAATGTATTTGCCGTTCCTGTTGTATTTAAACGTCCTGATGAAACACCATTAAAGGTATTATAATCTGCTATATTAAAATATCCAGCATTAGAACCAGTAAAGGTATTAAAACTACCAATTGAATTTGTAAATCCTGCTACTCTACCTATAAATGTATTATCATTTGCTGTAGTATTATTATAACCTGATCTATCACCAAAAAATGAATTACTATTACCAGATGAATTTAACTTTCCTGATGTATAACCAAAGAAGGCATTAGACTCACCAATTGTATTTACAGATCCAGAATCATATCCAAAGAATGAATTAAATGTTCCTATAGTATTTAAATCTCCAGCATTATTTCCTACAACAGTATTAGATATTTGATTACCATTACCTCTACCTACTCTAACTTCAAAGAAATATGAATCAGCAATAAGAGTATGTATAGCTTCATCTCTTGATATTGGTAATGTTTTATTACCTCCAGCATCAATTGATGTACCTAAAAAATTCCATTCTGTATTATTAGCAATAGATATTGTTTGATAACTTGTTCCATTCCATATCCATGTTGATGTATCTACTGTTGATACATATAATACATTTGTTAATGCTGGAGTATTTGGAGTAAAAATTACACCTGGTGTTGTTGGAGTCAATTGATTAAAGTTTATAACTTCATCAACTATAGGTACTGGTATTACAGATAATACCCCTAAGTTATTAATAGTTAATCCAGGACCTACTATAATTGTTCCAGGTGTAGTTGTTGTTGCAAGGGGAACAATGCTTCCAAATGCAGATATTGGTACTACAACTGATAAGAATTTATCATCTCTTGATAAATCTGGTACACCAACAACGGTTACCGCATTTGCAGGTACAGTCGCTCTGTAATCCTTTCTTTTAATCCAGCTTATAAAATTTAAAACATCCATAATGCATATATATTTAAATACCACAGACTTATTTTATCTGTGGTATTTTAATTAAATTTATTTATAAAGTTCTTTTACTCTTGCAACTACATCTGCATCAGTCCATTCACCAATTGCATCATATGCATCTCCAGTCCATAGTACTAAAATACCTAGTTCTTTAGTATATGCTTTTACTTCTTTTCTAGAGTTGTTATCTACAATCTCATCAATTGTTAATTCTTCAATAGTTCTTTTTAATTCTTGAACTACTACTATTTCTTTTGCTGTGTCAAATGTGATTTTCATAATATGTTTTTATTTATTAAAGTCTTACTGCCTCTATGGCAAAAGTTGTTTGATTATAGTATAAGTATGTATTTCCAGATATAGCTCCATTTGGAACATTGATAGCTGTAGTTGCTGCTGTTCTATCTACATAAGAGGGTAAAGTTGCATTAGCAAATACTGTTTGTCCTGATAGTGTTCCAGCTTTATGTGCTTGATAGCCAAAAGCATTAACATTATTACCTGTAGAATTCATTCCTGCTTCTTGACCAAAGAAATTAGAACGGCTAACTGAACTTTGGTAACCAGCATGATTACCAATAAAATTTGAATCAGTAGCATTAGTAGATTGAAACCCTGCCTCTAAACCAATAAAATTACATCTAACCGCATTGGTTGCTTGATAACCAGCAGCTGCTCCTATAAAATTAGATGTATTAGCATTAGTTGCTTCATATCCTGCATTGGGTCCTAAGAAATTACCTTGATATGCATTGGTTGCATTTTGCCCAGCAGATTGCCCAAAGAAATTAGAATAGTTTGCAGATGTTGCACCATACCCTGAATCTTTACCTAAAAAATTAGAATCATTTGCATTAGTGGCTCCTCTACCAGCATTGTATCCTAAAAAATTTGATTCAGTTGCATTAGTTGCATTTAATCCTGCATACCTTCCTAAAAAATTAGAATCATTTGCACTAGTTACATTTGCACCAGCATCTAGCCCGATAAAATTTGAATACTGTATATTAGTGGTTCTAGCACCTGCTTCAAATCCTATAAAGTTACAATGAATTGCACCACCTGCAGTTTCTCCTGCGCTTTTACCAATAAAGTTACAAGCATTTGAACCATAAGCACTTCTTCCTGCTTGTTGACCAATGAAATTAGAAACAACTGCATTATTAGAACCTTCTCCTGCAAGTTCTCCTAACGAAACACAAGATATTGAACTATAAGTACCGGCTTGTTGACCAAATGCAATATTATATCTATTATCAAGTAGAGCAGCTGGTGGAGTCAAGGTATAGATTGAATTACCATTAACAGCAAATAATGAAGGTGGAGCAGGTGTTGATGCTAACAAATCAGCTACAGATATTACTCCTGTTAAGTAACCATCATCTCTGCGGTCATCTTTTTGTGCTACTGGTATAAGAGATTTAGTTGGATCTACTGAGGTTACTTGACGTTTACCTTTTACCCAAGAAATAATATTTAAAATATCCATGACTTTATCTTTACATTTATTTATATAATATAATATACACAATAATAATATAAAAACAAAATCCCAGACTATTAATCCGGGATTTTCTTACCTAACTCATCTAGTAAATGTTGCATGATACAGTGCAAATATAAATAAAAAATCCCAATAAGAATTAACTTATTGGGAAATCTTCAGCCAGCGAAAAACTGAGAACAAAAAAGGTATGCAATATTAGGTATAATATTTTAATTAATAAACCTTCTACCTCTCTTTTTTCTAACTTTTTTTGTTTTAACTAAACCACGTCTTGCCTGTTGTCTATTTTTTATCATTGCATTTTTCATTCTACCATCCTCAGCCATTACAGTTCTTTCTCTATTACCTAGATCAGAATTGTGAGTCCTACCTTGATTATAGTTAGGACCAACTATATGAGGAGCACATGAATACAATAATAATACAAGCAACAAACATTTCATTTTTTCAGTTCAGCAATTCTTCTTTTTAAATACACTTCTGCTTTTTCCAGATCCTCTAACTCCTTAGAAGAATCTTTTTTACCTGCTCTTACAATATACTTAATTACATTACCTAAGTAAAAGTCTTTATCTAATCCCCATGCTTCAAGTACGTTGAATACTTCATATACATTTCCATCACAACCATAGTGAGCTGGTCTTAGTGGAGAAGCTTTAGCAGTACAATCTGGTACTGTAACCGCTTTAGGTTTTTGACCAGCAAAAGGATCTACTCCTACATAAGGACTTGGTTCAGTTTTCCTGATATAATCTTTATACATTTCCTGACTTTTATTTGCAGCAATCTCAGCCATAATTTTCAAACTCTTTTTATATGTAGTAGATGTCTCAGGTTTTCCTACCATCCTTTTATATTCATTACAAACTAATTCAGCCATCTTACCAAACAATTGCAATGTCATATTCACTAAGCATAAGCTTAATACTTTTCTCTACTTCAATAACTTCTGCACCTTTAATTGCATTAACTGAAATATAAACTGAATCACCTGCTGCTACACTAGTAACATCATCACCAACTGCATACACTTCTAAACGTGTCCACTGTTTCATTGACTCTTGTTCAATGTGTGCTTTATCTGCTTCACTCAATTGGATAGCTGATTCTTTCATCTCTGGTTGATTAACCAATACTCTTCGTCCTTTTAGGCTCTTAAATGCTGTACTCATGATTCTTGTTTTTTATTATAACTTAACATTTCTACTTTCAACTTTGGATAACTGTTATAGCCAACCAAACTAAAGTCCTGTAAAGATAGTGAATTTATTACACTATTAAAGTTTAAATGTGAAGGATTATCTAAAAAAAGTTTAAACTTAGATTTATCTATTTCTAGTTTACTTTCTCCATGCAATTCAGGATCTCTAAACATTAACTCTTTAGCTACATTAATTTGGTTATCATATATATGTACATTCTTTAACTCTCCTATTACTGCGCTACATTTATAACCTGTCATTATTTCCAGTACTTGTGCTAGTGCAGCATAGAACATTATGTTAACTGGAGTACCTAAGAAAAAATCTGTAGACCTTTGACTCCATACAAGATTGAATGTGTAAGTATCATTTACAGGTTGACATATTACCTGGAAAGAATAATGACACGGAGGCAAACACATATCAGGAAGATCTGCGGGATTCCAAGAGTTAACGATTAATGATGTTGACATAGGAGTTTTAATCATGGAAGAAACAAGGTTAAATAACTGATCAACTCCATTGGCGTTTCTCCACTGATGAGAATAGATCTTACCCATATCATAAACTTTTGATACAGATGCATCCTTGTAGTCTTCCTTATTTGATTTCCAACCTTCATATAAATAATTTGCTGCAGACTCTGAATACTTGTGAAAGTGTGCCCAATCTTTATCCCAGAATCTAACACCCATTTCCCAAAGCTTTCTTATATCTGTAGAACCAGACATAAAGAATATCAACTCAGCTATTGCTCCTTTAAAGTAAACCTCCTTAGTGGTTAATGCTGGAAACCCAACACTTGGTCTACAATATAAATTGATCATAGATATCTCTATCCTCTCAACTCCTTTTCTATTTGGATCCTGATACTTATATCCTCCATAATAGATTTCTTCTAATACCTTTTTGTACTGTCCATCAAATACTGCCATGCTTTCCTTTTTAAAAAAACAAAGCCCTGAGTTTTAATTCAGAGCTTTATAACCATCAATCAATTAAATAAAATA